GCCGCTGGGATACCAGGACAATAGGCGTTTCCGGGCTGTTCGTGCGTGATTGCAGGGTGTTGCGGTACCAGTCAATGACCCCCTGCCGCATTATCTCGGATTGTGCTTCATCGGGCTTGGTCGGGTCGTCAATCACGATGCACCCCCCGAACGGTTCCCCGGACATCTTGCCCGCCCCGAATCCGGTAATGGTGCCGCCTGTGCCGACGGCGTACATCTGGCCTCCGGAGACAGTCTTAAAAAAGTGCCGGGCTTTGGAGTCCTGCGCCACTTGTGCGCCGTTTTCGCCAAACAGGTATTGGTACATGCCGCCCCGCATCAACTCCCGGACGACGTAGGAGTTGTTGGTTGCCAGGGTGGCCGAATATGAGGTGAGGATGAATTCTGCCCGCGGATTCATGCCCATCACCCAGGCGGGGAACATTTGCGAGACTAGTAACGTTTTACCAGACCGGGGCGGCATGTTGATTATCAGGCGGCGGATGGCCCCGGTTGCGACAGATTGCAGGGCTGCGGCAATTGCGAGGTGGTGAGGTGCGAAAATCATCTGGCCACCCCTGGCGTCCTGGAATAGGGCGCGGGCGGTCAGGTCTAGGCGGCTAATCGTCTGTCGGTGGCTTGGTGTCATTACTGACCAACTGGGCGATTATTTCGGCATACATGCACCGGGGCGTCATGGTGCCGTCACTGGATGTTATATCGACTTTTCGGGCTGGCTCAAATCCGTATTGCTTGTCTAGTGATTCACTGGCCTGGATAATCGCCCGGCTGTCTTTTTTCTCCAGGGCCAGTTGAAGGGCCTGACGCTTTGTTTTTATCGACATTTCCCGGGACCATAGAGTAGCGATGGTTGCGGCCTCCTGGAGGGCCTTTATTCTGGGGGAAATCTTAGGGTCGTTTGCGAGGCGGGAAGCTTCGGTGTTGATAGTTGGACCACTCATATTTTCGACGTTATACACCTCCCGGTAGGCGTCGGAGTAGTTGGCCCCGCCTGCGACCAGTTGAGCGAATTTTTCTTGCATTGGGGTTAGGGTCATCTAGAGCCTCAATTTCATCGATTCAAACGAATCACCTATAGACTCAAGCACAGCCTCTTGACCTGTAAAATCCTGCCTCCTTTATTGATTTTTTTGGTCTTTGCTTTTCCTCAACTAACTCCTCTGTTTGAGCAAGGCGGCCTCCTGGAGGGCCTTGATCCAACGCCTCTGTTTGAGCAAGGCGGCCTCATGGAGGGCCTTGATCCTTCCCGAAACCTTGCCGTCTGCGGCCAGTAAGCTAGCCATCGACAAAATCGTCGAATCTGCCATATTTTCGGCGTTGTAGGCGTGTCGGTAGGCGTCGGCCTGGGTCATTCCCGAAGCGACCAGTTGAGCGAATTTTTCTTGCTTGGGGGTTAGGGTCATCTAGGGCCTCAATTTTATTAGCAATGTTCTAATTCCTTAAACTTTTGCCCGCTTTGCTCAAGCACCGCCTCTTGACCTGTGAAATCTTGCCACCTGCGGATAATTACGTCACAGTATTTGGGGTCAATCTCCATTAGACGGGCCTGTCGGCCGGTCTTCTCACAGGCAATCAGAGTTGATCCGCTGCCTCCGAATGGATCAAAGACGATCCCTGTCTTTTTTCTGACGATGCTTATGCCCTTTTCAGGAAGCTCTACAGGAAAACATGCTTTGTGGTTATCTGCCTGCGAATTGGTGTTGCTGATCGGCCAGAAGTTGCTCACAATCTCGTCCAAGCCAAGCATTTCGCCGGTCGTCGAGAATAAATAGATCGGCTCCCAATCACGCCTCAGTGAACTCTTAAGGGGAATCGTTGATGACTTCTTCCAGCAAATTTGTTCAATCAAAAACGGCAGGCGATCTTCGATTTGTTTGATGTATTCGAAGCGCGAGTTTGCGTTGTAGCTGACATTCCAGAAAATGAATCCATTAGTGACCGAAAAACATACTTCCAGCACCCGCTTGGTGAAATCAATATACTCGGCTGATGGCAAGTTGTCGGAATATCCTTCGCCGTAAAGTTTTTTTGGCTTCTTGCTGGAGAATATGCAGCCATCTTTGACTCGCGTGTTTGCGTTATATGGCGGGGAAGTAAATACCAGATCGGCAAATCTGCCTTCCATCAGTGTTGCAACGCTTCCGCCGTCAGTTGAATCCCCGCACATCAGCCTGTGCTTGCCAAGCAGCCAAACATCGCCGGGCTTGGTTACTGGCTCGTCTTGCAGCTTAGGCACTTCATCCTCATCAACCAGCCCCTCGATTTCTTCAATCTGTAGCTCCTCAATCTCATCCAGTGAGAAACCAGTAAGCTCCAAATCAAAATCAAGCTCTTGCAGTTCTTGCAGTCCTATGCTCAGCAGCTCCGTATCCCAATCGGCATTTAGAGCAAGTTTATTATCTGCGATTACATAGGCTTTTTTCTGCGCCTCTGTCCAGCCTGTGGCGGTCATGGTTGGTACTTGCTCAATGCCCAGCTTTTGCGCTGCCATGATGCGGCCATGTCCTGCAATCAGCATTCCTTTCTCGTCTACTAAAACAGGTACAGTCCAGCCCCATTCGTTAATACTCGCTGCAATCTGGTCTACCTGCTGCGGCGAATGCGTGCGGCTGTTATTCGCGTATGGCACAAGCTCCGATACGTTACGCATTTCAACCTTACTGGCTGGCCATTCTGTTTTACTCACTTCCCCACCTCCAAAAGCCCCGATTTAATCAAAAACAATACCCAGAACGCCCGGTGCATCGGCGTTTTCCCACGCTCCCAGTGCATCCACGCCGACGGATCAACGTAGATCAACCGTGCTGCGGCTGACTGTGTCAACCCTAGCGATTGCCTCGTTGTTTTGATTTGATCAACTGTCGGAGACTGAATCATGACCTAACCTCTCACACCAGCACTAGTGACGATATCAGATGCCGGATATTTGATCAAGTTTATTTTCCTGTTTTTTTTCATCGTCTGAATCACAAAGCCCGCCCCAACAGGCGGGCGCTTTGTCTGGTTTCTAGATCATTTGTCATATTTAGTTCAAATTTACCTCTTGACAGTCAAAAATTTATTACTACCCTTTTAATTAACTTAACGTTCTTAATTAAGGCCCCCTTAAGGGGGGCCTATTAGATCTTATAGATCTCTAGAAGAAGATCTGATCTAGGTAAGGCCATCCGACGGCCCCTTTGAGGGGGCCGGTAGGACAACAGGTAGTTGACAGATAACGGGAAATTTGCGACACTCTAGGTGTCGGTGGCACACCTCCAGCCGACACGCAACCATCAGCCCCGGCGAGCTACCCCACCCTTCCTGGTTCGCCGGGGCATTTTTTTACCCTTGATTTTATTACTGTTTTTCGGGTAAATATGACAAATGTCAATGTTTTTGCTTTTTACATGTGAAAAGATTAGACATGCCCAAATAGCTGGGGTATTATTAGAGTTATCAGGTTGATGGTTGACCTGGTGATGAAAACTCTTGGAGGTGTATAGTGGCAAATCTACAAACAGTACAAACAGGAGGCGAAAATGTTCGAAGAAACAGCACTAAACATGCGCAGGATCAAAGCCCTGGTCAGTCGGCTAAATGTCCGGCAGACTGCACTACAAGCGGGAGTATCGAGAGAATCGGTCTATTCCCTACTGCGAGACGGTCCGAGATCTCACTGGCCGACCTACCGCAGATTGGCGGCGTTTTTGGCCCAGTGGGAGGACGAACACGGCAAACTAACCTAGGAGGTCGCCATGACGGACACGGCAGCCAGCGACGGGTGGACTAGGTTAGACGGCGGCGGTGGAGGAGTGTTTGTGACGTACCGAGCAGATATAGCACAACGAATTAACCGGACCCTGGATGCGACCGTTTTGGTTGCCAAGATTGGTCGGCTGGCTGAGGCGGTGCAGCACGCTCGGCAGTTGTCGCAAGCACCTATCATCGTAGCAGACACTCCCGAAGCAGTGACGTTAGCTAGCCTGTTGGAGTATCGGTTACTTGACCCCGCAGATTGGGCGGTGGATTTCGTCACACCACCGAAACAACGGCCTTGGTTAGTCCCGGCCCTGGAATTGATCAGTGACCCGGCCCCGGTCCGGTGGCTGATTGACGGGTGGCTGCAACAGCGGGGCGTGGCGATGATTCACGGACCGTCGGGTGTTGGTAAATCCTATCTGGCGCTGGATTGGTCTCTGCGAATTGCCACCGGGGGGCGTGACTGGGCCAGGCGTGCGGTGACCGGTGGTACAGTGGCGTATCTGGCAGGTGAGGGTCACTGTGGACTACGGGGCCGGATTGCTGGATGGTTGTCCGTGGCCAGACCCGACGGGCCGGTCAATCTGCACGTGTCCCGGATAGTGCGACCCCTGGATACCGAGGCCGGGCTATCGATGGTTCAACGGGGCCTGGATAGGCTGGATGGGGTGGATTTGGTTGTGTTTGATACGGTCAACCGGTGGATGTTAGGCAACGACCAGGACAGTCAAGCGGTCGGGGCGTTTCTGCGCAACTGCACTAACATCGTCAATGAATTCGGCTGTTCGGTGTTGTTGATCCATCATACCGGCGTGTCTCGGGATGCCCAGGACCGGCCCCGTGGGTCTGGCGCATGGCGTGGGGGCCTGGAAAATGAGATCGGCGTTCAGCCGGAAAAAGGAGGTGTGATAAAAATAACACCATTGAAATCAAGGGATTCTGAGTTGGGACCGTCGGTATTGGCCCGGTTGGAACAGGTCGAGATCCCCGGATGGTCCGGGGCGAAAACGGCGGTGATTAGGTCACTGTGAGTAGCAATTATTGGAGGTGTAACAGTGAAAATTTTACGTTTGGACGTTGAAAACATCAAGAAAATCAAGGCGGTTCACATTGAGCCCAAGGGGTCTACGGTCATTTTGGGCGGCAGGAACGAGCAGGGCAAATCCTCGACGCTCGACGCAATAATGATGGCCCTAGCAGGCGGACGGTCAATACCGACGATGCCAGTCCGCGAAGGTGCCGAGTCTGGACGGATCGAGATTGATCTAGGTGACGTGATTGTAACCAAAACGATCCGCCCGGACCGCAAATTTAGTTTGTCGGTCGAGATGAAAATGGCGGACGGAGGCACAGCGAAGATCTCGTCTGCCCAGGCGTGGCTGGACGCGAAAATTGGCGAACTATCGTTTGACCCGTTGGAATTTTTGAAGAAATCGCCAAAGGACCAAGCGGACACATTGCGAGCGCTGGTCGGGATTGACACTACCGCCATCGACGCAGATCGGGCCGAAGCGTACCAGGACAGGACGGCGGTTAACCGAGACGTGGCAGCCCTGACTGCCCAGGTTGCCGCTGCCCCGTACTGGCCAGATGCCCCCGCCGCCCTGGTATCGACCCAGGCAGTCAATGAGGAGCTAGCCCAGGCCCGAAAATCCAACGAGGCCCGGCGGCAAATCATTCGGGAAATGGAAAATGTCCAACGAAATCACGAGCAATCCGACAACCGCCTGCGGGAATTGACGGAGACGGCCCTATCCAGGGTCTCCGCCGCAGAGGCCGAGATTGTCCGGTTACAGGCGGTTATCGTCGCGGCGAAAAACGAGGCACAGACCCTGACCGCCAAACGACGGCAGGAGGGCATCACATACGAGAAGGACATATGCGAGTTGGAACGCCGCCTGGGAATGGCCCCGGAGGTTCCCGAGGATCCGATTATCGCCAAATTCCAGGAGGTGGAGCAGATCAATAACCGAGTCCGGGACAACGTCGCCCGGCAAAAATTGGCAAACAATTTGGCCACACTCAAGGCCAAGTCCGAGGACTTGACCAACGAAATCAAGCGGTTAGATGCCGAACGGGTCGAATTGATAGCCTCGGCCAAATTCCCAGTGCCAGGACTGGGATTCTCCGATGCTGGCCTCGTCACCTACAAAGGGATCCCCTTGGAACAAGCATCAGGGGCACAAAAAATCAGGGTAGGCATGGCCATTGCGCTGGCCATGAACCCAAAATTGAAGATCGTCCTGGTCCGGGATACGT